ACTATTTAATAGAGCATATGGTGTAAGTAATCCACTTACAGATGAATTAAAGTCTGTAACAGTAGAGGATAGAATGCCTCCTTGATCAGCAATCGCACTATTCATGCCATCGTCTTGAATCTGGATTAAAAATAGGGCTGCTGCATCTGATATTGTTAGATCAGGTTGGCCTAAATAACTAAGTCTAATATTATCTCCAGAAATTTCATTAGTTGTTGTTATCAAACCATTATTAGTAGTAACTAATATATTCCCACTAATTGAACCTATAGTGCCAGAACTAGTAATATTACCATGACTGTGGATACTATTGGCATACTGGCCGCTTGGTTGTAAACCGCTTACACTTATGGTATAAATATTATTATTAAAATTTGAGTAAATATATTCACTTCCACTGACTGATGGAAGCAGACCGCTTACTCCACTATTAAAGTTTGTAATATCATTAACAACATGAGAATGGACTGCATTAGCGTAATTACCACTTGGTTGTAATCCTGTTGCGGTAATCGTAGTTAAGCCTGTGCTATCATTATAATTAATATTAATATAATTCCCAGCTAATAATCCACTATTTCCAATAATATCCTGAACAGCTTCTAGCAAATCAACTATATTAGTAGACGAAATTATAGGATTAAGTAAACTGATAGTATAGATACCACTGCTGCTAATTACATTAATCCCACTACCAGCCAATATATCTTGAACTTTGATTAATTCACTAATTTCTGATGGTAACAAAGCTATGCAATGATTTACTTCTATTAAAGATGTATTATCATATGTTACTACATCTATAGACGCTGGTTGATCACCAATACAAGTTTCAATTTCTATAGTATTAATATTGGGATCTAATATCTTAACATCAAAACAGCTCATATTGTACAATCTAATAGAGTGGTTGATTGACTAAAACGTTTTATTATAGAGATATTTCCATATAAAACTCTTATGGTATATTTACCACCACCATTATACAAATCTTGTGGACTTTGTAGTTCTAAATCATACTTGGCACTATTAAAATTATAAGAATTTGTAGAACTAGCAGGAATTAATAAATTGATAGTGCCTTCTGGTCCATCAATTGTAAATTTATATTCAGTATAATCATTATTTAATGTACTAAATACTTTATATTCTTCAGTTCCAACCTTCATTGTTAATCTGGCACAATATCCAGTAAGATCTATAATATTACCATCATTATCTTTATATGTTAATGATAATCTAAAAGATGATCCTTGTTCAATAGGAAAATCATAATTAGAAGCACTCATAATAATTGACCCTATTATTTCTTATATGTATAATATCACAAATAATAAATACACCCAACACCACTAGAAGATAAAATCAAATCTATTGGGTCAAATTATGTTCTTTCTATTCTATCTTCTAATGCTTCTAATGTTTTTCCCAATGTTGCAATTTGCACTTTAAGTTCATTCATTACTTCAGTATTTCTTTGCAATGCTGATGCAAAAGCAGCCTGTGTTTCTTTATTAGTAGCTAATCGCTCCATAATAAATTGACGATCTTGAAGATAAGGACTATCATTTTTAATAATTTCAATGACCTCTGCTTTAGTAACCATATTTTTACCAATAGCAAACCAAAATCCTAACATAGTTATTATAATACCAATACTAGTAGTAGCAATATTCTCCCAAAAATGAATTATAGTTTCATTCATAATTAAGCCCTTATATTGAATAAGCCAACGACACACTAGGTATCATTGGCTTATATTGTGTCGATTCTATGAGGAAAAGGTATAAAATTCAATAATTAGTTTTAGCCTTATAGTTATCATTATAGGGAGTTTTGGCTCCTCTCATATAAGTAAGTTCACCTGGAACTGATGCTGTTGGTGTTGCAGCTTCGTCTGTGCTTCCGTTTCCATCTGTGTTGCCTGAAATATTCCAAGGTGTTATAGTTTCGGGTGCTGGATAACCAGCATCCCATTCGCCAGTTGTTCTATTATACTTGTTAGCTCTTAATGCTGTTGTAAATAAATCAGAGGTATTATTTTCTGCCTTATTGATACTACGAATTGTATCTTGATCATTACCTGGTGTTTTGATAGCATCGCTACTTAGACCAGCAATAACAGTTGTAATTAAGCTAGAAAGTGGTTTGGTGTTATTGTATGCAAAAGTACCAGCAGAAACTGCTTTGCCAGCATAATCAACACTAGTTGTACTATCTGGAATTACTGTTGAGGCAAAAACACTTACTTTTGGACCGGGTGTTGTTACACTCTCTACTACATTGGATGTTGCTGTACCATTGGCTTTCATTGTGCCGTGGGCATTATTGGCTTCTAAAAAAGAACCATAGCCATTATTTGTTAAAGCGGAACCGTTGACTTGTGCTGTGGCCATTATTATACTCCATAATAAAAGAGATTTATTTTACCACAGTTTTATACACCATTATTTTGTATGGTGTCAAGAATTAAAATTCATAAAATTTTTAAGACTGTGCATAGATGTTGTTCTAAAGCCAAATAGGCCAGATTTTTTAATAGTTTCAAAATGTTTTTGAGTCCATATATTCCCAGTACAAACCACATTAAGATCTTTAGAGTTTTGATGCAGAAAAATGGATGCTAGAATATTATCGGCTAAATTATCTAGAAAAAATCCACTAGATGGATAAATGTGCGTAATTTGGTGATTTTCAAAAATTTCACATATTTTTTTTAAACAATGATGATCAAATACTCTATATTCTAGTATATATCTAATTTGTAAATTATTAGCTAATCCAAATTCTTGTGCGAATTTAACATCCTCTCTAATTTTATCATACTTTCTATTTGCTGCTAAATTTTGTGGCATTGCAATATCAACAGCATTTGCTCCAGCCTTTTGTGCTTGTTCAATAGCAAATCTTCTGGTTTTTATATCTGATAGTCCTAATGGATAGTCTATAAAACAAGATAATATTTTATCATTAGATATTAGTGGCTTTATAGGTTTGATTAAATAGAAAGGAATTGTAATACTATTTATAGGATAAGTATTAATTTCAGTAATAATATTTTTTGTGTCAGCTTCTGATAAGTCTGTGGATATTAGAGCAAAATCTATGTACATTTTATTTTGATTTTTTCATTAAATTTTTAATATAATCAATATTTGGATATTTTTTTGTTCCCAAAATACCATCAGCAAAATTATATCTCACAGCTTCTTCTGCACTCAATATCCAATCTCTTTTTGTCGCCAACTGACTAATGATATGCTTTCTTGCCATCATTTTTTTCCAATTTTTTTCTTTAGATATACTACTATTCATACACTTTTCAGTAAATATATCAATCATCTTTTCGCTTTCTTTTTCACTCCATTGTACCATGCTTAAAGCGGCCTTATGCTCATTATCAACACTAATTGACCCATAATGTATTAGAAAATTTGTGTTTGATGTTAAGATTCTTAGATCAGCAGCCTGTAATAAAATTGTACTACTAGATTCTACTTTTGCTGTAGCAACAATTATAATTTTACTTTTACTAGCCTTAATAGCATCATAGATGCCTAAACAATCCTGCCAATCACCACCAGGTAAATGCATATGAACTAAAATTGGATCTAAAGATATCATATTTAAATATCTTAAATTTTTTTCGAACACTATAGCAGAACGGTAATCAACTCCAGCCTCTTCGTTAGTATCATCAATATAAGAATGTAAATATAATTCTCTATTATCTATATCAATATTATAGTCATGAATATTACTTAATATGTTATTATTAATGCTTGTCATATGTTGTTTTCCACTGATTCATAAACGATATCATTGATATTTTTCATCGTATCAGAATCATTAAAACACTTACCTATCCCTACTCTAAATCTATATCTAGTAAAAATATCTAAAATTTCTACACCATCACAAGATTCTATTAAATTTGAAATTTTTTTACTAATATTAAAATTAGTATGACCTAACCAAAAATTAAAAATTTTTCCACTAGCAGTATGTTCATTATATGGAATTAATCCTAGTGGAGATGCTATAACTTTAATTGGATTATTATTGATAGTTGGCTTAGGTTCTGGTTCTTCATCTTGACTATCAGATATTAAAGCATCAATATCTGTAATATCATTATTATAGTCTGTCCATTTAGCTTCATCAGTATCTCTACCAAATGGATCGATCCATTTTTCCCATATAATTAATGGTTGTTTTTTTGACATTCTATTTAGTGTTATTAAAATATGTTGGTTTAATTAATGGTTCATCTTCAGCTTTATTATCATAAGAATTAGATGTGTTAATTTTATCTGCCCATGAACTAATAACCTTTTGTGAAAATTTAGTATTATTATCGTGAGATAAATCAGTAATTAAGTCCATAAAGGTTTGTACATAATAGCCTTCATTTAATAAAAACAATACTAGTCCTAGTTGTTCAGCAGAATCGTCTGTAAAATTACCAAGATCTAACTTTATATTTATTTTATGATTTTCATCTATTTCAAATAGAATTTTATTAGTATTATCAGTCTGTTGAGTATTATTTTTCTCTTTTAGAAACCTATCCATTAAGTTTTTAATTGAAGTCATGATAGTTTTTGCATAGTTTCAAATAATACTGGACTAAGCTTAAGTTCTTTAAGTGGATCAAAATCAATCCAATAAGCCTTTTCATTATTTATACTACTATTATAGTCTATAATAAAACCATAGATGACTTCAAGAGAACTATCTCCGAGTAAAGGATGATGTATATTGATTAATTGAGGTATAAGTTCTAATTCATTTACAAAAACATATTCTTTAAGAAAGGATATGATACTATTATTTAGATTAGTTAATAGATCTTTAGTTAGACTTAATTTTGGTAAAATAATATCATCTTTATTTAAGGATAAAACACCTCTTTTATTCAAAGATTGATTAGCGCCGAAAATTACACAATTAATATTGACATCAAACATTAATATGCTCCTTGATTAGTGATATTGCTTTGTTTAAGCCCTGTCTAACTGCTTCTCTAGTAATACCATATTTATTACCAATTTTTTCAAAAGTATAACCTTCAAAATAATATAGTTTAATATAGTCTCTTTGTCTAGCGGTCAAACACTCAAGCTCAAGCAATAATTTAATCAGTTGTGATAATTCTTCTTTATTTTCTTTCTTTATTAGAATATCCTCTGGAGATAGTGTTTTAGAATCTTCTGTCAAATTATAGGTTGTAGATTCATCGTCTTTTTCTATAATATGGTCTAGTGAATAAATTTTATTTTTAAATTTTTTACTTTTCTTACCATCTTTTGAAACATATGTTTGGATAGCCCATAAAGCACACTGATTTCTATAGGAATATTTAGTTTTTTTAGTTCCTTTAGTATTTTGATAATTTTCATCCCATCTCCAATCTGCCATCATTAATGCATTAGCAACTGATGATATCGCATCTTCATCATTCAGCATTTTAATAGATAGTCCATTATAGAACTGGTTGGAAAATTTAGAAATAGCCTTTTTTGCTAATGTAATATATTGATCTAAACTATCAAATTGAATTGTAGAATGGTCTTTATATTGAATTTTTTGATTACCTATACCATTTAATTGTAATAACATTTATTTTTTATCCTTTAATTAAAAAATCCTTTGGAATATTCTTATTTATAACATCTTTGATAATACTTCTAATATTTTTTCTAAAAATAATTCTTTCATTTTCAGAAAATCCGAAAGTCATATCATCACACCTATCCAGCGTATAATCCACATAATACTGATTAATAATCTTATCCAAATCAAGATCAGAAATCTCAACGTTAATCGGTAATTGTAAATACTCAATAATTTCAGTTAACTTAATTATAATAGCATTATCAGACGAGCAATTATATTTATAATGCAGTCTATTTATAAGCCACTGTAAAAATTGAATTTTATCTTGATTCACAAAAATACTATTTTGTTAATTTTTTCCATTGATCCGAGTCTGGTCTATCTTTATCTCCAGGTTTAGCTGGGCGATAATTTTTGCCCATACGTTCCCTTTTCTTTCTTATATTTTCCCAAAGTCCAGGTCTATCAGCAGACTTGGTATCTACTGGTAGGTCTATTGACTCTAAGTCTCCAGATGGTTCTTTTGCCACTAGAGTCTTATCATCGTCAGCAAGGGGCACGTTCATTACAAAATCATGAAGTTGACCCATGCTTTTACATGCCGCGTCGATTTTACCATCCTTCCATGCGGAAGTCAATCGTTCAGTTACCATAGGTTCTGTAACTTTATCTATCATTGTTGTTGCACATGAGTGAGCTTTTTTAAGAGCGTCCAGTGCTGCATTGGTATTATTTAATGGATCATTTGCTTCATCGTCGCCATATAGGTCATCAAGATTTTTCATTGTTGAAGGACCAAGTTCAAACATATTAATATCATTATAACTATCTGCTTTTAATTTACCTTCAGAAACAAACATTACAAAATCATGTATTGTTCTCATATAATCTTCTGTAATAGCAATTTTACCCTGTAGCCAACTTTCTGTCAAGTTTTCTCTAACATTAGGATTATCTAAAGCTTCTATAATAGCTTGACTATGTTGCATAATAGCTCTGAGAGAACCGATGCTCATTTGATAAAAATCATTCTTATACTCCATCATTTCCATCTCTGGAGACTCTTCTTCATTATCCTCAACTTCTGTAAAGTCTTCATCTTCACCTTTACTTTTAATCCCTAATTTATCTTTTGTAGCCTTTGGTAAAGCAGCAATAAACTCTGGACCTTTACGCTTAGCCATATTATATAGCTTTTTTAAGAAAGTATCATAACTTATTTGTCCTTTCATACGTCCAAAATTACTAATAGCATCAGGAATATCCTGTGGAGTTACAATTGGAAATGAGCGAGTTTCTGGAAACAGAAAATCACTGTCTTTGAGATCACTGCGTTTTTGCCCCTTGTATGTTTTTTGAGCGGCATTAGCTAGTGTTTCATTAACTGAGTTAAGAATATCGTGTATACGATCCATTTTACTACCTCTAGTTTAAACTTGAATACTTAAGAAATTATCTAAGCCCATTTGTTCAATAAGTTTTAAATAAGCCTCATAAAGAATAATACCATCTTCACTACCTTGTAGGAGTGGAATCATCATGTTAGCAGTCATTTCATCTCCAACAGCTCTTGCGGCAACAATGGTTGCTCTCTCAGCAGCAGATGCTTCTCTTACAGAATTAAGATTATATTGAATAAGTGCTACCATATCATGTCTTGTCCAAGACGGTGGTGCTACTGTTAGCGGTTGATAATCAACATCAAAAAACTCTAATCTTTTAAGATTTTCCATAGCATGTTCATGTTCTTGCTTTGCATCTTCTTTAATAACTTCTGCTAGTTTTTTATAACCCCATCTTTCTAGATGAGCGGCTTGTGCTGTTAATACTGTTGTTTGTTGCCAATGAATATTAAGAGATTTTTTTAATGATTCAATTACATTATTATCTGAATAACCCTGTATGTCCTGTGCTTCTGTTTGCATTTTATCCTCTTGTTGTTTTAAAAGTTCATTAATATTTTTCATTATTTTCTCCTACCATGCTTTACACGACCAAAATCTTGCCTTCCACTTGGGTCCAGGATTATCACAATTATGTCTAGCCCTAAAGCTTTTACGTCTTTCTGGAATATTTTTCTTAATTTTCATATTAGGATCGCCAAAGTTTACTTTAACCACATTGCCTTTATCATTTTTAACATAAACACTAAATTTTTTGGGACCATCAGGAGTTCTAAAAGGTTTGTTTAGTGTAACTTTGCGACCTTGGTATTCACTTGCTTTAGCCTCTCCCTCATATCTTAAATATCTACCATCCTTTTTATAGTTTCCTCTTCTTTCAAAATAATATTTTTCATATGTTACTGGATCCATATATTCATATTTTGCTTGTGTTGGAATAATAAATTCCTCAGTCTCTTCTTGAAAATCTATATAATCATTATCATTTGGTGGAATTATTTCAGATGCTTCTATTTCTTCAACATCTCCACATTCTTCACAATCATTGTATGATAATGAAAATCCTAGAAGTTCTAAAACACTAGAAAAAAGTCCACCCTTACTCTTCTTGCGTGTTTGACCTAAACAAATTGCTATTCTTTGTTTTTGATCTGGATATTCTTTTTTCATAGTCTCATTACCCATACAACGAGACACAAATTTTTGACTATCTTCGTTTTGTTTTGGCTTTGGTATTGGCATAATAACTATTATTCTTTAATAAAGTGGATTGAATAACATTAGATGTGTTATCCCAACTATATTTTTTAGCCGTCAACACACCATTAGGATTACTATCTATACGATTAGAATACACATATTTCATATAATGTATAATTTGTTCTATTTGTTTATCTCCAATTTTAGCCCATTTTCCAAAACCGTTAAACCATTTGCCATCATTTGCCGGTTCTGTATCATCAATATCAATTAAATAAGAATTATCATTAGTGCAATATTCTGTATGTGCAGAATAGTTTGTAACTATTGCAGGCTTATTAAGAGCCATACTCTCTAATATTTCATTGTTCCAGCCTTCTGCTCTAGAGACAAAAACACCACAATCACAAAGATTAATAAATTCGGCTACCTGATATTGTGTTTGTAATCTACCAAAAATTTTAATTTTATCTTTTAATTTACAGTTTTCTACTAGATTAAACCAATAATTATTTTCTGCTTCATTTAAAAAAGGATTAAATGGTAATAAATATAGTTCTACATTATCATTAATATCAAAAGCAGAATCGAAAGCTTTTAATAGGATATCTTGAGATTTTCTATGTTCCCATTTGCCAATATGAAAAAATCTATATTTATCATGTTCAATTAAGATTTTATTTTCTGGAATATTAAAAATACTCATATCAACACCGAGTGGAGCAACATATATTGGTTTAGTTACGCCATTATTCTGTAAAACTGTTTTACCCCATGATGATGCAGAGAAGATGAAGTCTGAGTAGTTTAGGTGGTGAATCTCTCTTGGAGTAAGTTTATCAATTTCAAAAAATGGAAAAGTATAGTAATGACCATTTCCAATACGAGATGCTAGATCATATTGGTGCCAAATTTTTAAACATGGTGCTGAATAATTGAATGTTGAATTATTTTCTAATAATTTTTTGATAAGATCATGATCTTCTGCATTATTACATTCTATATTATTTCCTATTGGAAACAACGATAAATTAATACCACTAGCATATAATGCTTTAGTGATATTTAGTGAAGTAATTCCATATCCGGTTCCATTGATTGGACAATTGATATTAATGTTTTTCATAAATTTTATTGTGTGTGTTGTTAACTTGAATAAAGGTTGTTTTACTAATTTTATGACATATATCGATAAAATAATCTATATGAAAATCACTTTTCATTCGTTGAATATCTTTGTGTATCCATGCTATATTATCTTTCGTATATCCTTTAGAAGAATCTATTCTGTCTAAAGAAGCTGTTTTATCATGTACTGTAATTGTTTGACCACTTAAATAACAAGAAAAATTTTGTTTCTCTAAAAGCTTCTCTAGATCATTTATGCAAAGATTAAATTTTAAGTTTCTTTTTTTTGCATTCAGTTTTATTTGAGAAAAATATGTTTTTGTGATATGTTTTGTTCCTTTGTATGATGAGTGTTCTGTGCCTCGTTTGGATAAAAAACATTTTCTACACATTTTTATTTTTCCAAAATGATATGTTGATATATTACTAGTATTTCCACAGTCACAATTCACTTTGATTTGAGTATGAGAATCATTAGAATTGTCTAAATAACTAATAATAGTCAAATTATATTTTTTATCTCCGATTTTATATTTTCTATATTTTGCTATAGCATTACATTTTTTGCATTGATTAAGTTTTTTTAAACTACCAGTTGGTTGTTTTTTGATTTTACCGCACTTACATTGAACATCAACATACCATATTTTATTGATTAAATAAGATTCAGATATTACTGTATAGTTTTGATACTTACTACCAATTTTTGGTATTATACGATTCATAAGGTTTTTCCTACTTATATAGTTTATACACCAAAAACTGGATTTTTGTTGGAATGAATTTGATTGACTTTATAAAATTGTCCACATTTACTCATATTTTTTATAGAATTCGCCCCTATATAACAACAACAAGATCTGATTCCACCCAATAATTCTTGAACTATTGTATCCAAACTTCCTTTATAGGGTACTATGATCTTTGTACCTTCGCTTGCCCTATATTTTTTAATATTATCCTCATAAGTTTCTTGTGCGTGGTGTGTACTCATTCCATAATATGTAAATTTTGTTTTTCTTTTAGGATTATTATTCCCTGGATCTAAAGGTTGCCAAAAACCTAAAGAAGAACAATATTCATACTCCCATTCTCCATCGCACGGTTCAGAACCTGCGAAAAAACCGCCAAGCATAACAAAATCACTACCTGCACATAATGCTTTACATATATCTCCAACATTTTTATGTCCACCATCAGAACAGATCAAGCCAAGTTTTTTTTCTCCGTTTTGAAGTCCATGGGCCACATACGAGTTTTCTAAACAACAGGACAATTGAGGTAAGCCACAGCCCGTCAAAAAGCGTGTTGTACACGCTGATCCTCCACCTACCCCAGTTTTTACAATATCAACTCCTCCATATATAATCAATTCTTGTGTAGATGATGTATTAGTAACATTACCAGCCATAATAATAGATTCTGGAAAATGCTCTCTGACTTTTTTACAATATTTTACAAATACATCCATATGTCCATTAGGAACATCAATACATATATTAGGCTGTATTTGAGTTTGATTATAAAATTCTATTAAATGATTAAGATCGCTTTTTTTATATCCTATTGAAATAAATGTATAGTCTATATTCTGTGGATATGTCTGAAAATATTTTATTAATTGTTGAATAGTATGATATTTATGTAAACATGCTATCATTTTATACATGGCTAACTCTTTTGCCATTTGTATTGAACAAAAACTCATATTTGCACACATAATTGGTGTGCCATTCCATATTCTTGGTGAATGATAAAAATAGAATGTTCTAGTAGTTTGTATATCTGATCTACTTTTTAGTGTTGATCTTTGAGGAGCAATTAATACATCATCAAAATCTAATTTGGTTTCATTTATTATTTTTTGCATGATTAAATATCAAAGAATTTCCATCTGTTATGGTTGTTTATTTCTGCGTGTGTATGTATATATTTTACATACTCTTGAATTTCTATCCAAGTAGAAAAAATCATCTGGTGTGGTATTGTGCCAAACAACCAATCTGGAGCACTATTTTTCCCTTGCTCCATATGGACAACAACAGGTTTTTTTGATCTATTAGCTAAAAAAATTTCTTCATATGTTCCACACGGATGAATATCTAAGTCTAGATTTACTATCAAAAAATCGCTTATGTCTACTAATCTTAAATCAACGGAACGAATGACTTTCATTAATTCAGATAGTTCATCATATCTTTTTTCTAATTTAAGTTTGGTCTTAAATAAGTGAGTACTAAAATCTTCCATTCCGATGGATGATGGTTTTTTTATGGGATTAAATACTACTATCCCAAGTGATTCAAGGAATGGTGTTATACTATCTCTCCATCCAGTTCCACGGTCTGCTACCCTATCCATTGCTCCAGCCAGATATACTCTTTGATTTTTTAGTCTAGTATTCATTTGTTTAAAAAAATAAAATCAATTAAGTTGTTAGATGGCTCTACTCCATTGGTAAATCCATGTCTAACATTATAAATCTCTATTTTAGCCTGTAATATACCAATAATAATTGCAATAATTAATAAAAAAGTCATGAAAATAACATTATTTGAGAAGGATTGATTACCAATTGAAAAGAAGGTAGGTTTTGTTTAAGGTTATAATGAAAGCAAACATGCTCACAATCATATGAGTCATAATTTGATTGTAAAAATTGTTTTATTTTATAGATAGTCATACCTCCGAAAGCACTATTGACTTTGAAAACTGGTAATCCAACAGGCAGGATAAAAAATCCAAACCAAAACATCGGATAATAAGTAACTGAATCATAACCAGGTAATTCATTCCACCAATTATATCTAAATGCCCAGCTATCATAATTCCATAAACTTTTTTGGTCTGGAGATGTTACATACTTGTATTCAAAAGAATTTCCGGCTACAGCATCAACATGGTCTGGAAAATCATTTATCCAACCAAAAGAATTATAAACTCCGTTTTCACTAAAGTCAACAAAATCCATATCTGTAACGATTACAAAATCATAATCAGAAAATTTATCTTTAATGTATTGTTTTAGTTTATTACGATATTCAGCTAAAGCCATCACTCTTTCTGTGTCTTTAACTGTACCAAATTGAGGACGATTATTTGTATCAAAAATACCAATTATATTATCGTTTTTTTTGCTAGAGTCTTGTATTAAAGATCTGGTTTGATCTTGAGAATCATTTTCAAAAATAATAATCTTATAGTTTTTTGCTTTTTTTCCAATATTAATTAGTCTTCCTATGTTGGGCAAAATAAAATTTTCAATATTTCTTGCTAGTCCAATAAAAATAATTTTTTTATCTTTTATAAAATCTTGACCAATATCTACATATTTCTTATATGAGTGGGAATACTCTTCTTTTAATGGTAATAATTCTTCAATATTCATAATGTTATTATTTCTACTTCTGGATTTATATAGCTAATAGCTAATGGTATATTAGAAATATTATTGATAATTTGATTACATCGTGATAAACACAATATTTCTTTTAACAAGTCTATGGTCATTTTTTTATTATCGGATTTGTCTACTCTTTTATGATGTAATTCATATCCTTTTCCATTAATAAAACCAACAGTATCAGCTTTTCCATCAGCAAGACCAAAAGACCAGTGTAAAAATTCTGCCATACTTAATCTATCAACATCATCAATATAAAAAACTTTATCTTTATATCTTTCTACAAAAGAATAAATACCAAACTGGCTATCTGATGCCAGAAAAATTTTTGAATCTGGATATTTTTGCAGTATAGAATCTATTTGGCTAAAATAATCTTCTAGATAAATTTTACCACTCTCAATAAAATGACTAGGATGCCTATAATGGACTCCGATATTATTGTGACTATTAGAAAAAACTTTGACCCATATTTCGTCAACTTGATTTAAAATCTCTGGGTTAAATTTAACAAAAGTTTTATAGATATTATGGATATCTTTTCTCCATTGCTTAAATCTTTCTTTATCTCCTTTTAATAAATCTTTAGTGACTGCTGGTAGTCTAAATTCGTCGGGGCCATGCTCTCCACAATACCTTGGTAAATTTAAGTATTCATTATTAGTATGAGTATTGTCTCCTGGAAAAAATGATACGGGTTCAAAATAATCGAACCAACAATTAAAATTTTCTGTCCAATAAGCGAAATGTTTATTTTCTCTGTGTATATTTAATAATTCATTTTTATTCCATAGTGGATAACATTTTAATCCTTGGCTCAAAGAACCAATATAAAAATTGAAAACAGAAAAAAAACCAGCATCTCTAGGAACAAAGGCGGCAGAAATATTCATGTTGCGATCCTCTAATTTAGTTTTATTAAAATAAGATATAAATGGACTTATAAGTTTAGCATTTGGTAATTTATCATTTAGTGTAATATGTTCAGCAGTAAATTCTGGATAGTTGCTAAGATCATATAGTTGATTGTGTTCATTATAAATATCCAATAATTCTTTCATTTTATATATGCTTAAACATCCAAAGGCACTATCAACTTCTGTCCATTCATTAAATATCCTATAGGAGTTCAGCCACTCTTGACTAATACCATAATATTGTCTAAAGTTTGGATGTAAATCACAAATATTTTTTGAATCATTTTTTAGTCTAAGGGCTAATTCATCATAATGAAAATTTGAATTATTATATGTACAATTGGCCGATATACAAGACCAATTATAATCTATGGATAAGCTTTTGACAATGCCATCAACAGGAATATTATCAATTAGATCAGAATCAAAAATAATTACATAATCAAAATTTGTTCCTAGAGTTTCAACAGCACGTTGAAAATTTAAATTTCTATATTGTGCAAATTTAGTTATTCTATTATTAGTATCTATTAATTCATTTTCATATTTTATAATTTGTATATTTTTATATTTTAATACTAATGAACTTAAAGCTAAATCATCATTTTTATTATTGTTATTGGTGAAAAAACTAAATTGTGATTGCGGAAAGACTGCTAATAATCTAGATATAAAATTATCAATATATTCTACGTATAGATCGCTGTCTTTTAGTAAAGACAACACAAGAATTTGGATATTTTTTAGATCAATGTTTTTATATTTAACTTTTATATTATCGGTATTATATACTTTGATTTTAGTAGGCTTGATGGAATAATCTAAATTATTACTGTCAATAACAGTATTGTTTTGTAGTTCATCTTGTTTTTCTTTCGTTGTTGTCATGATCAAATAATTTCTTTTAATGCTCTTTGTATACCTTCTTCTAAAGAAATCCTAGGTTGATAAAACTTAAGCATGAGAGAAGGGTCACAAACTCTATACATAACGCCAGTTGGTGCTGTTTCCAAATGTTTAATATACGGTCTATATCCTGCTTGATTACAAACCACACCGCATAATTCATTAAATGAAATTGCTCTACCGGTTCCTAAATTATAAGTACCATATATTTTGTTTTTAACACACTCATCGACAGCATTAACAATATCTTCAATATGAATAAAATCTCTAACTTGATAACCATCTCCCCAAATTTCAAAAGGATCCCTTTTTTCTTTCGCTCTTTGCACAAAAGAAGGGAACGGATAAGATAAGTCTTGATCTGTGCCATATCCTGAAAATGGTCTAAATATAGTTGTATTTATTCCTTCATTGGCAACAAACTTGGCTAAGTATTCACCAGTTAATTTTGACCAACCATATGTTAGATCTGGAGATTTTATGTTGTCTAAATTTATCATATCTTCTTTAAGAAGAATTCCAGAATTCCTATATTGATATTCAATAGGATATGCGGCAGAAGATGAGAAGTAGACTATATGTTTTGGTTTTGATCGTAAGCACCACCCAAAAAATTCTGCGTCTATTGATAAATCAACAGCAACAGATATGGGAGAATTTTCAATTGTTTGGCGACCACCAACAATAGCGGCTAAATGTATAACTAAATCAAAAGAAGAATTATCTTTCTTAAAAAAATCTCTAGCATCATTACCTTCTTTAATATCTATACCTAAGATAGTATGATTACTATATTTTCTTAAAAAATATCCGCCAACAAAGCCTTTATGTCCTGTGATCAGTATGTTCATATTTGTTTTTTAGATTTAACCATATTGAGTAAGTTTATTTTATTGGACACTCCATGAGTCCAATTAGCGTGATATGTTATTATATTAGTTGGTATCTCGAAATCAAAAAAATTTGTTTTTTTATCCCATAATTCTTTTCTATACTGTGCTAATGTAAAAAATCTATTAGATAAAAGTTTATATTTAATATTAGATCCCATATGATCAAGGACAAGATTTAATAGTGTTTGATCGTTTTGATTGGTGTATTGTGGTAATTTATGAAGCATATATAAAACATTTTCCCATATAGATAATGTTGATTTATTAGTTTTGCTAATAAAAAAACCAGCACAGCATGTTGGTCTATTGCCATAAAGCTCGACATCATTCTGAAAAGCAATATCATTATCATCTAATTCTTCAAGTAATATCTGTACTAAATTCGAGTCTAAAAAGATAATATCACAATCTGAATAAATAAAATATTGATCATCAAACTGTTTTGACGCTTCAATATGCAATTGAACCTTAAACTTCATGGTCTCTAACCAACCACTATCCATATAGGATGCTGTTGTACACTTTTGAGATTCTTTTTTATATACTAAATCAATATTATCTACTATAGATAGAGATTTTTTAAAAAAACTATCATATAATATAGAATGGCTATCTGTATAAAAGGTATATAATTTCATATTTAATGCCAAACTATAATATTAGTATTATTATTGTGTAGTTGTGAAATAAATGAAGAATTTAAATTAGAATAGTGCTTGGTGTCCTCAAAAAATCTTTCATGAAATTCAATATATATATCATTAATTTTGATACTACTATTTAATAGTCGTGGAAGGATACTGTATTCTTCACCCTCTATATCCATTTTTATAACTAAAAAATCTATATCAGGTAAATTTATTATAAAAGAACACAAATCATAGGTTTTGGTTTGTAGTTTATGATATTGAAAAGTGTGTCCATAAAGAGTATCTGTTTGTGGCGGAAATTCTAATATGTTTGAACCCTCACCACAGAAATTCTCATTATGTTCACAATTTATGATTTTATAGCCGTCCTTTGTAGATACAGCAGCATTTATATGTATTAAGTTAAAATAATTAGGTTTATATTTATGAGATTCATTAAAGGTAATTGGATTTGGTTCAAAACTATATATGGTCCATGTATCATCAAATTGATAAATATTATTTAATTGTTTAAGACCTTCAAAAAAATGTGTGCCACAATCTATTAAATATTTCATGATATAAGACCTAGCACCGCTCTATAAGATTGATAAACTGTTGACCAATTATGATGTACTGGATTTACTTCTAATGACTCTTTTATAATCTCAAAATTATTAATAATATAATTATATATTTCATTATGATTGATAGCATAGTGTCCATCATTATTGATTCTCCTAATATCATAATATAAAAAGATTTTACCATGCTCTTTTAGCATATATTTCATTTTATTTAGAAAACTAGTATATGAATCTGGAAAGTGATCAAGAACGTTTAGACAAACTATATAATCATATTTATGATTTATTGAACTAGCTAATAGATTTAGATTATATCTAGTATAATTAGTTAGAAAACTATATTTAGGTATTGATGAAATTTGATCTATTAATGGATCTAAAAGACTTAATTGAATAGTACTATCATAGTTATCAACATAAGTTATAAATGGAGAACCTCCACAGCCTATTTCTAGTACTTCATTTCTAATTTGTGAAAAATCAAAAAAATTCGCATAAAAATTTTTATGTTTAAAGTCTTTAGTTGGTTGATTATAATTAATCCAAAAATCTATTTCTTTATAGATATCGGATTTTGACATACAGTCGCTCATATTAGTTATTTTCTAATATCATATATAAAAACATTATATTTAGACCAAATATCTGAAATTAATTCCTCTATAAAAGACCAGCTGCCACCAGCCAATCCGCTACCAAATTTTGGAGCATGTATTTGTATGGTATTTTCTTTGTTATTATTAATAAAATCGTTTACAAAAGATGATACTGAAATCATACATTTAACAAGAGCCGCGTAGTTTAACGGTCGTGGATTAGACTTAGAAATTAATCCGTTTTGTGCAATCATATTTGCAAAAATTAATTTATGACCATAAGTGTGGTTTTTTGAAACTTCAACAAACTGGACATATCCTAGACTATTTTTACCACCTAGTAAGTGATAGTTTTCTTTAACAATAGGATAATATTTGGTGATACCAGCAGTAAAGCCACCACCAAATGCATTGATATTGTTACAAACATGAGGAACCACAATACTAGATCCATTGTGGTTATGGTTTACAATTTTATTTACAGAAGAGAAAAGATTATCTCTTAAGATAATAGGTTTATTTGGCAAAGTTTTCATATTAATATCCTGATATGCTTATATTAGTCTATATTTATTTGAGAGTCAAATGACTATTTTAGACTATCCCACTTTCCTAGTGGACATTTTTGGTCTGCCCATGCTAATTTATTTAGAAATATCCTTTTATTATTTATATTACATCCACACTCCAAACACTGATTACGAATCATATCGTAACTATTACAGTCTTGACAAATATTGAATCTATAATTTATGGTTGCTTGATCGCTCTTTGGCAAACCATTATTTATATGCCATGCCAAAGATTTAATAAATGTTTTTAATCTAATTAGAAAAAGTGTCATGTTTTTCTGTTGGTTTTATAGGAATTGTATTATTATCTTTATCTAAGATATAAACTGGACAAAAATCAACAACGGTTTGACCCTCTAGCCAAGAGGGAAATCCTGTTTTAAGACAGTAACATAGTCTAATATTGTTTTTCTTAAAGTCTGTAGTTACAATATAAAAACTATTTTTATAGGCAAAAGAATCACCTGGGGATAGTTCTTCTAAATATTTCATTTATAGTCCTGCTCCCACTCTCCCCAAAGTTCTTCTTCTCTAATATCTTCAATTCTTTTCTTGAATTGTTTTTTGGATTTTGATACAAATCTTTGTTCTTCAGAAACTTGTGGTTTCTTATAGTTTTTGTCCACAAATTTTTGTCGTCTTAAGTCTTTTTTTTCGTTTTCTGACATTTTTCAAATTACTCTGACCTATCTGCTGTATTATACTTTGACCTGTTAGTGTGTCAAGTGACTTTGTAAAATTTTCTAACTTGACAAATGTACAGTTTGATAATAAGATTATGCAGGTGGGTGATTAATACTATTCCTTTGTATTCTCTAATATCCAATCTCTATGAACGCTAATTCTTATATGGCCTGACTCTGTTTTATATGTAGATTTTGGGGGATCTTTTCCTAGATTAGAGACATAAGAGTTTATTCCTGCTAATTTATTATCAATAAACAATCCACCACCACTATCTCCACTAGCAATCAAAAATTCTAATTCTGTTTTAGTTTTATCTTCAGGTTTTGATGCATTACAGATTAAAATACCATTTTCAACTGACTCTATAATATTTGTGCCTGCTCTTTTTTTACCATCGTGTTTAATTGCACCACTTAAAAATGTTCCAGTTAAACCATACCCAGATATACTGCATAATTTGCGATCTTCATCAGAATTTTCGTATAACTCTGGATACGATTCCAAATCAATATTTCCTTCTACAAATCCTATAGCAATATCATTTTCGCCATATACATCTTTATCAAGATTTTTAGGCCATATAAATTTTTTAACTATATATTGCTTATCATCAATTTTTACTTTACATTTTTTATAATCCTTCACAACATGAGCTGCTGTCAAAATTATATTCTTTTTGATTACAATAGCAGAGGCACAGAATAATGAATTATCATTATATTCACCACATAATTCCACTATATATTTATATTTTAATCCATATTCAACATATTTAGCATCTGGTATTTCTGGATCTATTGTTCCACCGATAGAATAATTACCTATTAAAAATAGACAAATAAAAAAAGATAAAAAGATTTTCATTTATACACCTTTATCTTTAAAGGATTTAACCTAGATTAATACACCATCCTTAACTATTTCTAAAAACTATTGAATATCTTTTATTTTGAACAGGTAATATAGAATGAGTCCATTTATGTCTTATTTCATCTTTTAGTTGAATGAGACTTAATCTTGGAATTATTATTTTTTCAGTATTATTTTTATATGCAAATTCCATTATAGCATCAGATAATAAGCTTACAATCGTAATAATGGGACCACTTTGCTGACTATCAATGTGGTGAGGAATAAAATTTCCTTTTATATATTCATTTATAGATATTGAATTTGGTTTAACAAATAATAAGCCAGACTTGACAATTTTTCTGCGATAAAATCCAGATAATCTGGAATGTCAACCGACTCCATTTGGTTTTTATACGGAATATTTGATCCATATCTTCTTATACTATTTCTTCCAGAATTTTTAAGTATCTTTGTTTCTGGTATTTTTGATACTATCTCAGCTTCCTCATTGTCTGTTAAAAAATTTTCTACCAATAATAATCCCAGACTATTCAAGTCTTTCATAAAATTTGAGATGCTATTAAACATCCTTTAGATACAGCGTGTAATGGATCACTCGCATGTCTTACTTGTTTAATTGGTAGTGGAAAATTATTTGTAGATAGTTTTTCTATAAATTTTTCTATATAACCATTGGCTTGAGATGTTCCACCAGCAATAACAATAGTTAATGGATTTTTAAACTTGGGTAAAGATTTATGATTACTTAATGCTAAACTTAGTTGTTTAGTAGTATAATCAATAAGTCTTTCATAATATGCTGATACAGCACCCAGGATTGGATTATCGTTCGGTTCACCTATTTTAAAACCACCCGCCTCCTTCTCTGCCTGAACAACACTATCGGGTTCTCCGGTCGCTACAGCACTCATACGATCAACCCAATCGCCTGACTTTGTTGTGCTAAAGACTACTGTTGGTTCACCATTTAGCATAACACAAACATTTGTCATACCAGCACCACAACTAATTGCGATACCAGTATATTCCTCACTATCTAATTCAGCATAGCATAAAGCCTCTGCTTCATTAATAGCACGAGCATCATATCCACATTCACTTAATACTGTTTTTACAACATCCTCATGATATCCAACATCAAAATCTTCATCTTCTTGATCCACTGGTTGAGCAGGAACGCAGAATACTAATTTTTCACCTGACTCTGATGCTGACCCGACTACTTCTTTTAGAATAAAAGCCAATACTCTTTTAGCATCTTTTTCTTTGGAAGAAACAACGCCTTTATACATCGGTCTTTTTGCTGTATCATTTCTTTCTATCGCTTTTTCTATAGCGTCTTTACCTAAGAGTATAAAAGAATTATCAGTATCTTTAATAAATGTTTTACCGGCTAATCCTTTCTCTATCATTTTGGTTGCAACAGGAGTTGTTGGTTTAATGATATAAAATGCGTCTCTGAAATCTTTGTATTCGATTCCATCATTAGTTTGTTTAGACAAAACTATAAAACTTGTACCTACGTCTAACCCGCATCCCATAATTTTATCCCTTCATTTTTTTAAGTTTTTCTATTGAATTGTTTATATTTTCTTCAGAGGTCTTTACTTCACCAAGACTATCATATTTTTTTACCATACCATCAGTCTTGATATTTGTAATATGAATTTTCTCATCAATATTAACTTTTTCAGACTTTTGCTCTGATTGAAAAAATGATTTCGGCTTATTACTAATCATAGATACACCATTGACCAATAATAGCTTACCCACCAAACAGCCTAATACAAAAGAAAAGATATTTAATATTACTAGTATTATTATAAAAATAATATATATACTATTCATATTTTGCCTATGATTCTCCCTTTGTGAGGTCTAATAACATATCCTTCTCTTATTAGATATGGCTCTATGCTGTTTTCAATAGTTTCAATAGCAATACCAGTTAATGAAGAAATACTTTTTAGACCTAAAGGATTTCCTTTATTCTTACGAAGAATATCAAGATATAATCTATCATAGACATCTAAACCCATACTGTCTATTCCCTGACTATTAAAAATATCATCAACTTCAATAGTTTGATTAGCATGATATGCTGTATAATTTTTATACCATTGTAGTCTTGAGTTTAAAATACGGGGAGTTCCTTTGCTTCTTTTTGCAATTTCTAATAGATCATTATCAGAGATCATTAGTCCGAGCTTTTGACCATTCAATCCTGCTAGTTTGGCTAACTCATTTGGTGTATAAAAAGACAAATGTTCTTTAATTGAAAAACGATCATAAAATGGCTGACTAAGACTTCCGCCACTTGTTGTAGCACCAACCAAAGTAAACATTGGTAAATCAATTGTTTCTGGTTTAGATTCTACAGTAATATTCAGTACAAAATCTTCCATTACTGGATATAGAAATTCTTCAACAATTTTTGGAAGTCTATGAATTTCATCAATAAACAATACTGATCTTGGTGCTATACCCATCAAATATGGCAATAGGTTTTTTATGCTCCTTACGTTTGCCGCATTGATCGTGTACAGATTTGTGTTCAATTCGTTGGCTATAGCACTCGCTATGGTTGTTTTACCAAGGCCAGGAGGCCCGTCTATTAAAACATGAGGCATCACCCCATCCGAATTTAAACAGCCCTTGACCATGATTTTGAGTCGGTTTACAACATCAGTTTGGCCGATAATATCGTCAAACTTTGATGGCCTCATAATATTATTAGACATTTTCGCTCCTTAAAGATTCCAAAACTTGTTTAACCAAAGTTATAACGCTATCAGTAGGAAATTGCTGATAAGACTTACTGACTAACTCTTTTGCTTCTGTCATGGTGAATCCATAAGAAACAAGAGTTGTTGCAGTTTTTGTCAAAAGATCATCTGGTATATTATTTGATTTTTCTTCAACAACAGGTTTTTGTTGTTTAATTTTTTTAGAACGAAACTTTAATTTAAAACCAGATACACATTTTACTGTAAAGATATTATCGCAGTCACAAACTATCTTGTAGTTTTTGGTAGATGCTTCTTTGTATGACAACCAATGAGTATTACCACAATTTTGACATATATATTTTAAATGAATATCGTAATCAATCGGTTTCAGGGAGTTCTTTGTTTTCATCTTTTATCCAAAACATAAAGTCATTAGTTTTTTCATCAAATGCTGTTTCTACTAATCCTTTATTTACCAAAGAGTTTAATAAATTACTTACCATTCTATCATTAAATGATTTAATAATATTATGATAAATATCATCTGTAATTAAATATCTAATTTTTTTAGTTTTCTTGTTTTTTTGTTTCTTTGCTAGGTCTTTAGTCATTACTACTGATTCATCGTAAGATAATATATTATCTAACTCATCTTGATCTTCTGGTTTAAGACTATCCATTAGAGCATCCATATCATTTTCTGGTTTTGTTGAACCAAAACTATTGAATACTAAAATTCTAGTTTGATTAACAAAATCTTTCATATTTTTTATAACATACCATTGTTCATTCATTGTTCACCTAATTTAGAATATCAAACAATCCCTTATAATAAGTCGGCTGACTAACAAAATGCTTTGCATTACTTTGTAGATGCAATTTATATTCAATATTTATTGGATCAAAAATAAAATATTTCTTTTTCCATATTGGAACACCAGCATAATTGGATCCCAAATACTGGAAGGTTTTGTCCTTTCCAGCATTGGGATTCCAACTATTCACAGGTAACGAAACAAACGGAAAGTCAGGAATACTTATCGGAGTCCAACTGTTTAAATCAATATTTTTAAACATATCATTTAACCATTTAGACAATGAACTGTCTGAAGATATATCAAATTTAAAATAATAATTATACGGATTCAATGATGGATGATCATAATCGTATTGATCATCGTCATACCCATTATCTTCATAATCTTCGTGCATTGTATTTAATTTAATTAATGTAAAAAGTGGTGATGGAATCGAACCATCCTTTAACTAGTATCCGCCCAGCGGCCCACTTTACTCCACGATCAATACTGATCGTTGTAATCATCCTCATCTTCATCTTCGTCTAGATCATAAGATGCCGACACATCATCTTCGTCATCATAATCTTCTTCATTCCAAGCCCAATCATAATCACGATCATAATCATCCTCATCATCATTATAATTGTCCTCTGAAAAGTTAGACGAATAAAGAGGCTTGAGAAGTTCGCCTTGATACTCTCCAACAACTTCATATTGGCAAGTGCGAAGTTTCTCACAATTACAATCGCTGGGAACACTAACAACATCACGCGGATTAATTTTTACGATAACAATACGATCACCAGCATCAACACTACCATAACTAGCAACGTAATTCAATGCTCCAGCATGAAGTCCCTGAGAACAACCACGACCACGATTATCATCAACCTTAGATCGTGTCATCTTACAAATATCTCCAACCTTATTACGGAACTTTCCAGCATACTTATCCATATAATCATTACGAACAGCCTTGTATGCCAGAAAACAACCATCTTCAGTAATTGGAAGATGTTCATGTTCCAGAAAATCATAAAGTTCTTGCTGACTCTGCATACTAGGATTATCCATAAGATTATTCAAGAAATTAACAAGAGGTTGAAAAGGCAGACCCTTACTCATAAATTCTAGAATTCTCTTGCTGATACTACCATGTACTTCATCTCCGTCATAAAGAACCTTACCTTTCTTAATCTCTACAAGACCATCACTGAATACTGAAACTGCCTTTTGAATATCGACAATTTCCATCAGTTCATCAGCGGTTGCTGTAGGAAGAACTTCCAAAATCATCTTATAATTAATATGATCTGGCAAAACCTGATAACTCTTATTATTCAGAACCAGCGTCAAATTACCATCAACAAACATAAACGGAACAGCCATTATAAACTCCTTGTTATTATTACCTGTGATTATTTAACCAAACTACCAATTTGCTTTCTAAATATTTCTACATCATTTAGACTTGTCAACCATGTTTTAGTATTTCCACTATAGTAATGCCTGTCCTCATGTTGTTTAATCGGTTCATTTGAACCAGACAATTCTCTAATGTTGCCAGACACGGCACGACTACCAACAATATACTTCAAAACTGGGTTGTTGTCAAGTTCGCCTCTAATATCCTTTCTAATATCATTCATTGTGGGAAGATTATGAATACTGGAAGCCTTTGGCTTAATGATATTCAAACATTCTTTGCACATATCATTGTCTTTTAGGAATAGAACATTCTCTATAGTATAAACTAAAGAGTTATATCCAATATTACTATTACGAATCTTTTGACTATCAATACCATTGATACCAAAATCGTTTAACAGTTTGGTGATGTGACCGAAATACTCTGTCTGCTTAAAACGCTTAATATCAAAAGAGGTACGATGAACAGTCTCTACAAAAAACTCAACAATCAAACAGTAGTTAATTGCATCTACTAGTTTCTTATTGTTAAGATGTTTCTCATAGTCTAAACCAAAGATATTTAGCATATGAAAAGTAAACTGCTTTTCAAGCGTACCGTATCCATAATATGTATCTTGATTTTTATCAGAAGCATTTTGCTGCTGCTTACAAAATTCTACAAGACCATTATATTCAGAAACCTTGGCTAGACTATCCTTAGCAATTCTTTTTAGTTGAGCCTTAAAGAAAGTATTGAAATCAATAAGATTATACCCCTGCTTTTTGAGTTTATCAACAAAAGCACTCTTAATAGCATAAATCTTATTGGATCCAAACAAATCTTTGACTACACTTGATAGTGTTGTGTCATTAATCATCTTATGCAGGCCAGAAATCGGTGGAGCATCAACACTAGAATAACGCACGATAGGAACATAAACAATTTCATCACTATTTTCAAATTCTTCTAGTTCATTCTCTGTGAGAACTTTCAAATACATAGCATCATTGTAGGG